AAATGGGGGCATGGATATGGAACTCTTCCTAAGACCGATGGAACCCCATATGCGACCGATAAGGGTGCTTTCCGCAATCACCCCTGCACAGTATGGGCAAATGAGACTGCTGCAAATGCCCGATGGTTGATCCGGCACGGTCTTGCATTATGTGAGGAGTATTCTAATCGATATGGAAAAATTCATTCATGTCTTCATACTCTTGCACATGCAAATAAAATCTTCCCATTAGATGCTATTCATCGATCAAAACTTACTCCATTTGTTCGTGCAATGCCTGAAGAGTTTAAGTTTGATACAAGTATAAGTACAATTGAAGCGTACAAAATGTACATTGCTTCTAAACCATGGGTATCTAAGAATTACTTAAAATTACCAAATCGTAAACCTGAATGGGTATAAAGTGAAAGAAGAAAAAATAAAAACACTTTACCTTTACGAATTAGAAGATGGTGGATGTATTATGCACGATGGATACATCCAAATAGGTATTATGAAACACAGTGTTGAGAAACATATGGAACTTAATCCTACCGTTAATTGGATTGTAACCTATTGGTGTCCAGACATATTTGCTAACAGATACAAAAGAGTTTCATTTCAAAAAACTGAAAAGAAAAATGAGGGAAGTCCAAGAACGGACAATCAAGGACAAGGTATGGATTTGAACATAGAACCGAAAGGTTGTGGTATACTAAAGGACAAGTAGATTTGATTATGAGCAACTTCATCTGGGTTGAGAAGTATCGACCACAAACTATTGAAGAATGTATTCTCCCTGAGAGTACAAAGAAGACCTTTCAATCTTTCCTAGATAAAGGAGAGATTCCTAATATGCTACTTGCCGGTCCTCCAGGCATCGGTAAAACAACAGTGGCAAAAGCACTATGTAACGAACTTGGAGTAGATGTATATGTCATCAACGGATCCGATGAAGGACGATTCCTTGATACCGTCAGAAATAATGCGAAAAACTTTGCTTCGACCGTATCACTTACGTCAGATTCTAAACACAAAGTCATCATCATTGATGAGGCAGATAACACATCCAATGATGTACAACTCCTCTTACGGGCGTTTATTGAGGAGTTCGCTGGCAATTGTAGATTCATCTTTACCTGTAACTACAAAAACAAAATCCTTGAACCTCTCCACTCCCGATGTGCCGTCGTCGAGTTTGGAATTAAAGGAAAGGATCGTCAGACCATTGCCGCACAATTCTTCAAACGTATCCAACAAATCTTGGATGCAGAAGGTGTTGAATATGATAACAAGGTCCTGGTAGAATTAATCAATAAGCACTTTCCTGATTGGAGACGTGTTCTTAATGAATGCCAAAGATATTCCGTAAGTGGGAAAATCGACTCTGGTATTCTTGCCACTTTTTCAGATGTTGCCGTCAATGAACTGGTTAAAAACCTTAAAGAGAAGAATTTTCCCGAAGTACGTAAATGGGTTGTCAATAACCTGGACAATGATACTACTGTCCTGTTGCGTCGTATTTACGATGCTTGTTATGATTCCTTGGTTCCGAATAGTATTCCTGCTGCTGTGCTTGTCCTTGCTAAGTATCAGTATCAAATGGCATTTGTGGCGGACCAGGAAATAAACTTACTTGCCTGTTTGACTGAAATAATGGTGGAGTGCGAGTTCCAATGACAAGTATTCCAACTAAAATTGGTATGGCCCTTATTATGGTCTATTGGTTGACTATGGCTGGTATGGTTGCCAATGCATATTTTCATTATAACTATAACGTATGGAGTGTGAATTTAAATGATTGATGTAAAACTGCTACGAATTGTGACTGGTGAAGAAGTTATCGCAGAACTCATAGAAGAGAATGCTTCTTCTATTACAGTCCAAAATGGTCTTGTAGTTCTTCCAACTAATAATGGTGTTGGATTTGCTCCATGGGCAACTGTGATTAGTAAGGACAAACCGGAGATTACGATTTCTAAAACTCATGTCGTATATGTCGCAGAGGTTCAGGAAGATGTCTGTAAGAAGTATAATGAAATGTTTGGTAGTAAGTTGATTACTCCAAACTCTAAAAAACTGGTTCTGTGACTTAAATGAGAATTGGAGTCATGTGTTCTGGAAACGGAACTAACTTTGAGAACATTGTTGAGAATTGTCCAGACCATGAAGTTGTAGTTATGATCTACAATATCAAAGGATGTGGTGCTCAAGAAAGGGCTGAACGATTGGGCATTCCCAACTGTCGTATTAAGAGTATTGATGAACAAAAAATCATCGATAAACTTAATAGACACAAAGTTGATTTAGTAGTTCTTGCAGGTTGGATGAGAATTGTTACACCGGGATTGATTCATGCTTTTCCGAATAAGATAATTAATATTCATCCATCATTACTTCCAAAGTATAAAGGTCTTAATGCCGTTAAGCAGGCATTAGATAGTGGTGATAAAATCACTGGATGTACAGTTCATTATGTGACTGAAGAGTTAGATTCTGGAGGATGTATTGATTCTTCTTCTGTTCCTATTTGTGTAGGAGATACGGAAGAGACCTTACATCACAGAGTTCAGAGAGCAGAACATCGTTTACTTCCTATGGTAATTAACAATTTATCTGAAAATATAAATTAAATGGAATGGTTCATTGAGTTATTACAAATGAGACAAGATAAAATTGATACACAAGGCATGAGTCTTCCTGGTAAATCAAAGAAACCAAGTAGTTATGCTCCCATGCCAGTAAAGCATCGTAGTATCTTTACTGAAGAAGAACGTAGAGAATTAAAGGATATTGTTAATGAAGCACTTGATGAGAGGTGGAACGACCATGAAGTTTAAAGCATTAGTATTCATTCGTCTACGATCACAGGTCGATGACTCTCCTGGTAATGCTGTGAGAGATGCCTGTAAGAGATTGTCTGAACTGGAAATTAAAAAATTGAGGTTAGGTAAGGTCATTGACATCTGGATTGAGGCACCTAATAAAGAGTATGCCGCAGAAGAAGTAACTAGACTGAGTGGTAGATTTCTCGCCAATACTGTAATGGAGGATTGGTATTATGAATTGACTGAAATTGAAAGTTTTCCTAAAGGAGTTGAATAATGCCACATGAATTCGACCCATGCGAAGCACCCACCGAAGGTAAACTTGATAAGTGGGGATTTACAATTAAACCAACTATCAGTGATACTGAGTGTATTTTAATTTGTTTAAGAAATGCACCTTGCGGAATTGATAAAAAACAATCAGAACGTTTAGTAAAGGAGTTTGAAAATGGAAGGATTTAATGAACCGGGATCAAGTACTAAAAAAGAAATACCAGAGGAGGAATTGAAATCTATTGTAGAGCAACAACTCAATAATGTTGTTTCGATTCTAAAAGGAAAGTTAGAGTATGCTTCTACATATGATAACACTGGTAAAATCACTAAAAAAATTATTATTACTTACGATGAAACAAACTAAGAAATGTCAAGTTAAGTCCAAGTTCTACTATATCTTTTGGGGAACTGCTACTGTATCAGTTTTATTGGGACAACTATATGTCGGAACTGGATATAGGATAATGGCAGAAAGCACACTGAGTTTTCAGGATTATCTTACAGAACTTTTAGATACTGCTAAGACTTTCTGATGGGACTACTAAAAATTGATAAAAGCAAACTGGTGGAGGAGAAAGTCAAAACTACTCCCCAGAATGTAAAGGAAGCAAATGAAGCACTTTTTTGTGCTACAATGAATTTACCCACTGCTGCAAAACATTGTGGTATGACTCAGAAGGAAATGAAATTGACCTTCTGGGAATTTTTGAAGTATCATCCTTGTGATTATGAATCTGAAGAGTTGCCTTCTATAAATAAGGGTGGTAACACAGATACGTATGAAGTTAAAAAGGTCTCAATACGAACATAATCCTCCAAGTGAAATAGAACTTGCCTGGATATCTGGTATCTGGGAAGGAGAGGGATGTTGGCAGTATAAAAAAGCAAGAGAAAGGTATAATCACCGCAATGGAAAGAATTATACTTCTAAACCAGAAATGCTAATGTCTATTCAGATGACTGATAAAGACATTATTGATAGAGTATCAAAAATAATGGACGGTAGAAACTCTACTTTTACACATGTTCCATCAAAAAAAGTAAAAGGTTGGAAACCACTATGGACATTCTCTATTAGAGGTAAGGCTGCTGTATTATGGACTAATCTTATGAAACCATATCTGGGTGAAAGAAGGTTAGAAAAGATTGGAATGATTTATGAAAACATTGACACTGAATTATTATGGCTAGTATAAAAGCACTTAAAACACCGATTCGTTACCCTGGGGGAAAATCGAAAGCAATTAAGACTCTCTCTCAATGGTATCCAAAAGTAATCACTGAATATCGTGAACCATTCATCGGTGGTGGATCTATTGCGATTGATGTAACCAAGGCAAATCCAGACATTCTTGTTTGGATTAATGATCTGTATGTGCCCCTATACAACTTCTGGGTACAACTGCGGGATCATGGTCAAGACCTCTCTGAGAGTGTTAGGGAACAGAAAGAGAAGATGCTTGAGAGTGGCACACAGGATGAGAAAGACCAGTTTGCCAGAAACTTGTTTAATCAATATGCCAAAGAAATAGACACTTATGATGACTTTCAAAAGGCAGTTGCTTTCTTCATTATGAACAAGTGTAGTTACTCTGGACTAACAGAGAACAGCACTTTCTCACGAACTGCTGCCAACTCAAACTTTTCTCTGGTTGGTGCAGATAAACTTGCACAATTTTCTGAACTAATCAGGAACTGGAAGATTACTAATATTGATTACTCTGGAGTAATGAATGCTGAGGGATCTGATAATACTTTTGTGTTCCTTGATCCCCCTTATGATATCAAAGACTTTCTTTATGGTAAAGATAGAGAAATGCATAAGTCATTTGATCATGATAAGTTTGCCAATGATGTTTATGAGTGCCCTCACAAGTTCATGATCACTTATAATGATAATGAAAGATTGAGAGAACTTTACAAGGACTATTATATTGAAGAATGGAAACTTCGTTATTCGATGGTTCATCGTGGAGATAAGAATACTCAAGACAATGTAAAGACAGAACTTCTAGTTACTAATTATTCTCTTACACCACAAACTCCGATTGAAGAACAATGGAACTAAAAGACTGGCTTAACTCTATCAATCAAACTAAGAAGCATTTGATTGATGAAGACCCTTCACTCGAAAAAGAATATCCTCCTTATATTATCAATCGTTGTTTCTCTGGACATCTTGATACTTTGATGTTTGTCAATGAGATGAATAAGTATAATTTCCTTCCTAAAAAATTACAATATGACTTCTTTATAAATATTGTGAGGAAAAAGAAGAGATTTTCTCCCTGGCTCCGACAAGATAAGATCAAAGATCTAGATTATGTCAAACGTTATTATGGTTATAGTAATGAGAAGGCAAAACAGGCTTTGAAAATTCTAACAAAAGAACAACTTAATTTTATTAAATCAAAATTTGATACTGGAGGAAAAGGATGAGTGTTGTTAGAGAAGCTGAAGTGAAGTGGACACCAGACCAAATGGTGGAAGTGGTTCTAGGAGAACCAGATGACTTTCTGAAAGTGCGTGAGACTTTGACTCGTATCGGAGTTGCGTCTAGAAAGGAAAAGAAAATCTATCAGTCCTGTCACATTCTGCACAAGCAAGGAAGATATTACCTTGTGCATTTTAAGGAACTATTTGCCCTTGATGGTAAACATGCAAATCTAACATTGAATGATGTTCAGAGACGTAATCGTATTGCACAACTACTTGCCGACTGGGGTTTGATTAGTATTGTAGATGCCGATAAAATTCAGGACATCGCACCACTCAATCAAATTAAGGTTCTTGCATTTAGAGATAAGCAAGACTGGATCCTTGAGACCAAATACAATATTGGGTCGAAGAAGAAAAGGACAGAAGAAACCGAATAAAAAACAAAGCACTCTTGACAGGGTGCTTTTT